CTCAAGAAATTTGAAGCGACTGTCAGATGTTGCACTCAAAATGGCATCAGAGGTGGAAGCGCAACAGTCCACTTCCCCATCTGGCATCAAGAAATAGAAGACATCCTTGTCCTTAAGAACAATAAAGGTACAGAGGATAACAGGGTTAGAAAACTTGACTACAGTATACAGATTTCCAAATTATTTTATGAACGATTCATTTCTAACTCAGAGGTCTCGCTTTTTAGTCCTCATGATGTTCCAGGGCTTTATGATAGTTTTGGTACTCCATCTTTTGACGATCTATACGTAAAGTATGAAGAGGATGAGACCATCCCTAGAAAGACTATTGGAGCACAAGAACTATTCTTGGATCTATTAAAGGAGAGGGCAGAGACAGGACGTATCTATATCATGAATATAGATCACTGCAATGAGCATTCATCCTTCAAGGACAAGGTTAACATGAGTAACCTATGTCAGGAGATCACATTACCTACAGATCCTATCAATCATATCGATACTAATGATGGTGAGATAGCATTGTGTATTCTATCTGCTGTTAACATCGGTAAGATAAGAAACTTAGATGAGATGGAAGAACTCTGTGACCTTGCAGTACGTGGATTAGAAGAGTTAATTGATTATCAAACATATCCAGTTAATGCAGCAGAGAGAAGTACTATTGCAAGACGTTCTCTTGGTGTAGGATACATTGGTTTAGCACACTACCTAGCAAAGAACGGAGTAAAGTATGACGACCCAGAAGCATGGAAACTTGTCCACGACTTGTCTGAAAGTTTCCAGTACAACTTGCTCAAGTCAAGTAACGAACTTGCAAAAGAAAAAGGGCAGTGCGAATATTTTAATCGCACCAAGTATGCAGAAGGTATCCTCCCAATCGACACTTACAAAAAAGACGTAGATGAATTGGTTGAGAATAAACTTAACTATGACTGGGAAGAACTTCGAGAAAGCATTGTTGAATTCGGTCTACGACATAGCACCTTATCTGCACAGATGCCATCCGAGTCATCTTCAGTCGTCAGTAATGCTACGAATGGCATTGAACCACCCAGAGATCTTATCTCAACGAAGAAGTCTAAGAAGGGGCCTCTCAAACAGATTGTCCCGCAGTTCGCAACCCTTAAGAATAACTATACGCTTCTTTGGGATATGCCTAGCAATACTGGGTATATTAATGTTGTTGCTGTTATGCAGAAATTCTTCGATCAAGCAATTTCTGGAAACTGGTCCTATAATCCAGAGCATTATGAGAACTCTGAAGTTCCTGTCAGTGTAATGGCACAGGACTTACTAACAACCTACAAGTATGGTTGGAAGACTTCTTACTATCAAAACACATACGATTCTAAATCTGATGTTGATGAACCATCTCATCCAATAGGGTGGCATGATGAACAGGATCCTAAAGAAGCGATCCATGATTTAATTGACGAAATATTCCAATCTGAGGAGGAGTCCTGTGACAGCTGTGCAATCTGAAATTACTGGTATGACGGTATTCAATACAAATACTGTTGATACAACTAAAGGACAAATGTTCTTTGGTCCTCCACTAGGAGTTCAACGATATGATAAGTTTAAGTATCCTATCTTTGATAAGTTGACACAGACACAGTTAGGATTCTTCTGGAGACCTGAAGAGGTATCACTTCAGAAGGATAGAGCAGACTATCAACTGTTAAATCCAGCACAGAAGCATATCTTTACAGCAAATCTCAAGTACCAGATCCTCTTGGACTCTGTACAAGGTCGTGGTCCTGGTCTTGCATTTGCACCGTACTGTTCACTACCTGAACTTGAAGGTTGTATGAATATATGGCAGACTATGGAGATGATTCATAGCAGATCATATACTCACATCATTAAGAATGTGTATGCAGATCCTTCTGATGTGTTTGATCATATCTTAGATGATGATCATATTCTTGCTCGTGCTCAGTCAGTGACTAAAGCATACGATGACTTTATTAACTATGCACAGGAGTGGGGTAATAGTAATCAGTGGAGAAGAGATTCACAAGGATCTCCATCTGTTGAATGGACACGTAAGGAATTAAAAAGATCACTTTATAAAGCAGTTGCTAATGTATACATTCTGGAAGGTATTCGCTTTTATGTTAGTTTTGCATGTAGCTTTGCCTTTGGCGAGCTTAAGTTACTTGAAGGTTCGGCAAAGATCATCTCCCTTATTGCCAGAGATGAGTCACAACACATGGTTGTCTCGCAGAATATAATAAACAAGTGGAGAGAAGGTGATGATCCTGATATGATTGATATTATCAAGGAAGAGGAGGAGAATGTCTATGAGATGTTCCGTAAAGCAGTTGAAGAAGAGAAGTCATGGGCAGAGTATTTGTTTAAAGATGGATCGATCATTGGATTGAATGATAAACTTTTGCAAAAGTATGTTGAATGGACTGCTAATCGTAGGTTAAAATCTATAGGTCTTAATGCAATCTTCGACACTCCTATTTCTAACAACCCATTACCATGGACTGCACACTGGTTATCCTCTAAGGGGATGCAAGTAGCACCACAAGAGACTGAAGTAGAGTCTTATGTTGTTGGTAGTATCAAGCAGGATGTCCAGAAGGATACCTTTGCTGGTTTTAAACTATGACCTATGATGACTCCAATTGGAGAGAAGAATACAAAGCATATACAAGCAGCAAGAAAGAACTAGAGTTGCTAGAGAATGGTCCCAAGAGTCTATCTCAGTCATGGATCATGGGTGCTCTCCACAATAAGTGGAAGAAGATGAAGGGTTATAAAGACCCTGAACCACCCGATTGTCAATCATCATTTCTAGAATGGAATAACAAATATGAATAAACTTATTATCTATCCTGACGGAAGAGTAACCGATGAGACTGGGACTGATGTTTTCAAGTCTAGTATCTCACAACAAGATGCAAGAGACATAGTACATGATACTATTGAAGAGAATGGATGCTCCATCGAAGAGGAATGGGAGATGGATGATGACAGTATTGAAGTAACTATAAATAGGAGCTAGTGAAATGAAAATTATGGGATGGAAACCACCACAAAGACCTCAGTGGTTGAAGGAGATTATGAAAACCCCTGGACCTATCAGGGTACAGCTTTTACTTCTGACGACATTAACGGCAAGTTCGGTTTTGTCTACAGGATTACAAATTTACAAACTGGGAAGCAGTACATCGGACGCAAGTACTTTACCAGTCGTAGAAAGCCTAGAGGTGGGAAACGCAAAGTTACGTCTGAGAGTGACTGGAAACGCTACTACGGTAGTTCTAAGGAGCTTAAGCAAGACGTTAAAGAGCTTGGACGAGACGCTTTTAGAAGAGAAATCTTATCCCTCCATGCAACACCGGGAAGAACCAATTATGCAGAGACCAAGCAGCTCTTTATAAACAATGTATTGAGTGAGACGCTTGACGATGGGAGTCCGATGTATTATAATAGTAACATCTTAGGACGTTACTACAGGAAAGATTATTTTGAAGAAGAATGTTAAAGGTACAATGCCGTTCCTGCGGCAAAGAATTAATAGGACATGAGACACAGACAAGGACATGTGGTTGCTCTAACATGACCACCATTCGTGGTGATAATGTATCAGCCAATGACTTGTCTATGGTTACTATGTTACGTTCTGATAAGAATCCTAAGAAAAAACCTCTGCTCTCCTCAGATGATCTAAAATATCAGGAGGCACGTCGCCAACGTAAAGTTAGAAAAATAACCTTCGAGGAACGATGATAAATCTTGATGAGAAATTTCACAATTACCTAGAAAGAGGAGGTAGCAAAACCTTTAAGATCGATGGTGTGAATGAACCTCTTACTGGATATGGATTCCATTGTGATGGAAACGACATCGTTGGATACTGGGTTAACACAACAAACTATAAATTGTTTTATAATTTGAATGAACAGTTCCTGAAAATGGAACCTCTTAATGAACAAAAATGAAAATCTTTTTAGACACCGCAGATGTTGATTCAATTATAGACGGTTATAAGACTGGTCTAATTGATGGTGTCACAACAAATCCTACTTTGATTCTGCGATCAGGTAGACAGCAAGCAGATGTAATTGAGGAGATTCGTGAGAGGTGTCCTAACCTTGAGTCAATCTCTGCTGAGGTGGTCGCTGAGACTGCTGAAGAGATGCTTGAACAAGCACAACCTTACTACGAACTGAGTGAGAATGTAACAATCAAAGTGCCTTGTACAGTTGAAGGACTGAAGGCATGTAAAGAACTTGCTGAGGATGGTATCCTTACAAATGTTACATTAGTATTCTCTGTAACACAGGCAATCCTTGCTGCTAAGGCGGGTGCTACCTATGTTTCTCCTTTCGTAGGAAGGGTGGATGATAATTCTTTTGGTGGGTTATGTCTTGTAAAAGATATTGCTAATACATATAGTAGGCATGATGTACAGACACAGATACTTGCTGCATCTCTCAGAAATGTACGAGATGTAGGCAGAGCATTTGAGTATGGTGCAAACGTATGTACACTACCAGTTAAAACATTTAATGGTATGTACAATCATGTCCTAACCCGCGAAGGGTTAGATCTCTTTAACAAAGACTATCTCGCTGCTAAACAAGGACTATGAAAAATTTCACTGTTTATTCTAAGGAAGGATGCAAACACTGCAAACAGATTATAGAAGTATTAGGTCTCTCGGAACTAAACTATGCTGAATATAAACTCGGTAAAGATTTTAGTGAAGAAGCATTCTATGGACAGTTTGGAGAAGATGCAACCTTTCCTCAAGTAGTATTAAATGGTGAAAATCTTGGTGGAACTAAAGAATCCATCAGATATATGCAAGAAAAAAACATCTGCTGTACAGTATAATGATGATCGAAGTAACTGAAGAGGAATTTAAGGAAGATCCTAGCAAATATACTACTCAGATTGAGGGCGGTATGGATTTCTTAATAACTAAGAAGGATGGCAGTAAGTACATTGCCACTGATGTCTCGAAATTTGATGATGTAGTTTGTGACATCTAAACCTTGACAAATATAATTTACTAGTATATAATGAACACACTATGATTGAATCTATTTTAAAGAACGAACTTTATATGGGTTACATCTTTGGAATAATGATTCTTGGTGGATTCATTCGCCAGTATCATGTACTTGATGATGTGTATTCATTGATGAAGAGGTATGTTAAGGACAATAGAGTTCTTATCTTACTTACTTCTTTGTTTGGTGGAATACTTCCTATACCTGGTCGTGTTGCTTTATCTGCACCACTACTAGATGCTATAGCACCACCTGACAAAAAGAAAAGAAGTGCGTATGGTATAATAGATTACTTATCTACACACCATTACTATTGGTGGAGTCCACTTGAAAAGACAGTGGTACTTCCTATGGCAGTTATGGGTGTTAGTTATGGTGTATTTTTAGGATACGTCTTCATACCTTTAGTGATAACTCTTGGTTATACATGGTGGTATATCTTCTCTAAGGTTGATCCTGAGAGTGTTGTGCCTGACATGAGTAACATCAGAGATTTTAATTGGATAAGAGCATTGAGAGGATGGGCTCCTTTCATTGCAACACTATGGTTCCTGCTTGCAACTGGCAAGTCTGGTGCTATATTTTTCTTTCCTTGGTTTGGTGCTATGGCATGTTACTATAGTATCATCTGTAAGGATTGGAAGTGGGGCAAGTATCTTGATGGTAAGTTTGCGATCATCGCAACTATCGTTCTTGCTTTAGGTGGAGTGGTTGGTCAGATCAAAGGACCAGTTATGGAATACCTTAAGGGTGCAGACCCTTCTATGATTATTCCTGTTTCTATTGTTGCAACTGTTGCAGCATGGATCATGGGATCATCAGGTAAGTATGCTGGTATGACCTCTGCTCTCGTGGTGATCTTTGGTCCTCAATATCTTGTTTGGTTTCTATCAACAGAGTATTCAGGATACCTCTTGTCACCAGCACATAAATGTCTTATGATAGGACAACAATACTTTGGTACACCTATCCGCAAATACTATAA